TGGCTATATTATTGATTTTGTTCAGTTTATTCATTCGATTGACTCCCTTCATTGACTAGTTAACTCCCAAAATACGCGTTAAGGCCACGCAAGCGATTGACGCAAGCAAGCCTAGTGAAACATGGTCAAGGCCTAGCGTCGTGAGCATGCCTAGCGCCCTGACGATGCCTTGCGGGGAGCGTTTCGAGTAGCAGCACGCTTGCCCGCTCCCTTGCTCCCCTAGTGATTTCGCTATGCTCAGGTTATTCATTGCCTTGACTCCCTTCGCGCTCGCTGCGCCCCTAGTTAAGTAGCAAGACCACAATGCGGGGATTCTTGCAAGACCATTGCAGCTTAACCGCATTCTGGTGCGCTACTGCGTGGTCAAGGTGTGCTTGGTCGAGGTATACCGGCGTCGAGTCAACGTGCATGCTCTTGCCGATTTTCGATGCATAGAATACGGTGTATATGGTTGATTTCGTTGTATTTTCAGTTAATTGATTCAGGTTTCGTGCTTCACTCATAGTCTTGACTCCCTTCGTGTGGTCGTATTTTCGTGTTGCATTCACGCTACTATGTTATGCAAGCCGCATGCCAACTATGCAGCACGATAACTAGGCGTAACCATTGACTTCGTGCTCCCCGCATTATAACGGATTGCGACGTATTGCGGCACTATGCGACCATATATGCCCTAGTGATATCAAGAGGTTAAGGCTAAGTGGTTGATATCATAGGGACCATTATTGCGCTAGGGCTTAAGGCTCGCTTGCAACCATAGTTAACGCCCGTCAATGCCCTGACGATTGACTTGGCACGAATCTTGCAGGGGGGGAGCTATGCATTACATGCATATGTCAATACTCCCTACGCAATAGATGCATAGTGTCAATAAACTGACGGGCGGGGGCTGGCATGATTCTTGCACGTGTCAACATTTTGACGTGGGGACCCCATATTTTCTTCTCTCAGTGCGGAGGGACATATACCCGCACGCACTCCCAGAATTTTAGGTACCATCTATTCTATACTGATTTACTACAGGAGTATATCTCTAGGGTCCCATCTACGGCAGCCCTGTGGGTCCCATCCAAAGACCTCTAGGGACCCTCGTCGCCGGGCTCCTCTTGACCTCCCCTTTTAATTGTGGTAGCTTGTAGGGTAATATGACCACGAATGAAGTTACTGACTTTATTAAGCTCAATGGATTTACTCATAGTAATAATCTTTTGATTTGGTGGCATCCCATACATCCCCAAGTCTGTATTAGTGATGCAGACCTGTATGTCCGGCCAGATGAAGTTTTTAACAAGGTAGAGCAGGCTCTTATTAAATCTGGATTCAAACCACTTTATAGTCTTAATTCTTCTGCTCACAATGGACAACTCGGTCAGGTTATCGCGGGTCCTGTTAATGCTACTCCTCAGCAATTTACTTTTACTTCAGGGAAAATAGATACTTCTTCCTGGGGATCAGATTGGGGAGGAGCAGTCATTAGACCTTTGTCTCGGTGTGACTGCGGAGCAGAGAAGTGTAAAACCACCCACGCTCATTGGTGTTCTACCCGATCTTAAAATAGACTAGGGTCCCATCTTGACATTTTTTGGGTCCCATAGTAATCTACAGTTTGAAGGAGGTTCTATGCCCTACATCAAGGATGAAGATCGAACCAGATTAGGCTTATCTTACTTCTTGCATGAGGATTGTCCTCAGACGGCTGGAGAACTTAACTATCTTTTTACCCTACTGGCCCTCCAGTACATGAATAAAAAGGGACTGTGCTACCAGACGATCAATGACATTATAGGTGCCCTAGAGGGTGCTAAGGCTGAGTTCCAACGCCGAGTGGTGGGTCCTTACGAGAACAAAAAAAGAGATGAAAATGGAGATGTGTACTAATGAAAAAAGCTAAGGATACCCCCAAGATGAAAACCTTTGATATAGATCCTCTTTTTGAAATCCTGGATTACTGTGAAGAATTAGAGCAAAAGGCGCTAGCCCTATTCCAAGGAGATTCTACGGCCAGACTTTTGGCCCGGCTGGAATTGGAAATACTCTTAACCAAGAGGGGTTTACTCAAATGAACATTTATGTCACTAGTATTCATCCTACGGCGTCGGCAATGGCCCTAGATGACGCGCTACTGAAAAAATCCATCCCTAGTATCGCCCAGCTACTTTCAAACGCCCTACACCCCATTTGCGCTAATTTAGCACCCCTTAAAAAAAGGAATTATGACCATCCGTGTTCGTTTTGGGTTAGGGGTCATCCAGAACATTATAAATGGCTTCTAGACCACTTTAAAGGGCTCTGCAACGAGTATAGATATCGCTTCGGGAAAAGCCATCCCAAGGAAAAATTCTTGGCAGATTTTGCAGAAGGGTTGATAAAGATCTGGTCCTTTAATCGTATGTTTGTAGATTCGAGTTATCAAAGCCCACACCTGTTCTTCCATAACCCTTTTGGTGAGTGGGAGGTTACTGATCCAGTGGTGGGTTTTAGGGATTTTTTAAATACAACCTGGGATCTTTTTGAAAGTAAGACTACCTGGACTAAGCGGGAAGCCCCTAACTGGAGAACTAGCCATAAGTTAGTTAAGAAGATGTTTGGGTAATTTTGGGTGGATTTTTGGGTAAACGTTCCTATACTAAATTGGTATAGGATGTGTAGGTTTAGCGGATTATCGCATATTTCAAATCCAAGTATATCCTTATATAAGAAAATAAAGAGAGGGGTCTTGACGAGATTTCATTCTCGGGTTACGCTGAGATTATGGGCAAATTGGAAGTTAATATTCTAGGATTAAAGAAGGAGTTTACTCAAAGACTCCAAGATGTAAAAACTAAGCGCCAGCATGTTCTGGCCTGCCAATCCAGTATTAGCCAGGAAGACCTTCAGGAAACCATGAATAATCTCCAGAAATTCCAAGTCTTAAAGGCAGGATATCTCAAGGACATTAACCAACTTCATTATGTAGGATTACAGACTTTAGGCAGGTTAGATTATCTAAAATTACAGAAAACCGTTACGGAACTCCGAAAGGAAGTGGACTAATGGAATGCTTAGACCACAACACAAAGGAGGTTAACTTCCAACGTAAATGGAGAAAACTTCAGGTTGAAATCAAGGATCTTCAAATCACTAATAAACGTCTAGCCATCACCAATGAAGTAATGGATGATGCGCTAAAGGTCTTAGTAGCCTTTACTACTTGTCATGTAGTTTATCGGTTTTTCATTTGGATGGGATGGTTCTAGGCATAGCTAGCTTTCGCATCACTAACTCCCCACTAGGAGAAGTAAAAGGAAAATCTAGGATCTTTCCATTATTGATTTCTAATTGAGAATCTAGGGCTAGCATTTCTTGTTCATAGCTATCATAGGCTAGGTCTGAGATCATAAGTTCTTCATGCCTACTAGGGTGGACTCGATCTGGAGAATAATACATGAGCTTGTATTCCAAAAGCTTCCAGCGTAATTCAATATATCGTTCTTTAGAGTTCATGAGAAGAATACGTGGAGAATGTATTGACCATCATTATTCATGGCAGTATCTAGATATTTCCAAGGACTATTCTCATTCTTCCATTGAGGTACTTCATCTCCAGTCGTACAGATATAAAATTGCTTATCTGCTACTATAGCATTGGGATTTACTAGAGCCCACACACAAAGACTGGTAATGGAAAAGTTGGCCCGATCTCTTTGCCAACCAAGCTTTAGCGGTACGGCTCCTTGGGGCATTAAGACTCCAATTTTCCCTACAGGGGTAGAGGGGAGATTGTATTTGTATATCTTCATAAATCCCTTACCAATCAATGGTGATTATAGTTATGGCGAATCCAACTCCTGCCGCGTCAGCTAAAAAATCATTCTTCATATCCGTAGCCCCTTTTTGGGCGTCGGCCACTTCTTTTAAAGCTCCGACTGCTAAGGTAGCCCCTGCGCATAATAGGGTGCTTTTTAATTTAGAAGAATTAAAGACCTTCTTGGTAATTACCTGGCAAGAATGAGTTAGGGCGTAGCTCACCCCAAAGTGAGCGGCCTTGTCCATTGGGATTGGGTCAGAAATTAACATAGTTGCAAGAATTAGTGGTAACATAATTTCCTCATTTCATTGCTTCAAGATTCTTGGAAGAAGATTTCTTATTTCTTTTTTCATCTTCTAATCTTTCTCGATAACTTTCTAGGTCAATGCCACTTTTTTGTTTTTGTTTGCAGTCTTCACAAAAACGGTGTCCTGCCCAAGTACTGAGAAACCATTCTAGACATCCTAGACATAAACGTTTCTTTATGTTAAATCCTTCGATGTTTAAAACGTCTGGATTAACCACCAACTTTGGTTTTGCTTTTCGAGGCATATCCCCTCCCTATATTCTTTTTTGCTGCTCGCATCATAGCAATCATTACTATTTGATCAAAGTCTCTTTCATGAATGCCTATATCCATCCAGTGTCGATCATGGTAAGCTCTAAAGGTCAGGCTCCCATCATCATTACGAACTATTACTGCTTCATACTGTGAATGAGTCATAAGATCTCCTTAAAACTAGATTAAGCTAGGTACGGAAAAAAGTCAACTACTCGGACTTAGATCCAAAGAAAGCATGCTTTTTGGGAATCCATTGAAAGTCATCAATTCGGCGTCGAGTCTTTGTCATTTTTTTGACAGCCATATCTCTCTTCATGGGGCTGAGCTTATCTATGAATAATTGCCCACTTAAATGATCTATTTCGTGTTGCCAAATTTGTGCCATGAAATCAGTAGCTTCCTCAATGATAGGCGCAGAACCTTCTAGGGTAAAGTATTTCACAGTAACCTTACCAAATCTCTCTACTGATTCAAAGTATTGTGGAAAACTTAAACATCCTTCTCGAACTTTAATAATGTAGGAGCCTTCTAAAAGAGTGGGATAAAGAGCATGGAAAGCCGATCTCTTTCCTTGAAAACTCTCACTCTTAGCGGGGTCCATAACTGCTATGGCTTCGTCTGGGTGTCCAATCTGATTGGATGCTAGGCCCACCCCTTGAGGAATCTCTGCTAAGGTATCGGTTAAATCCTTAATTAATCCCAAAAAGAGGGCTTTATTGTCAGCAATATATTTTAAGGTAACCTCATCCCCTTGCGGATATATGCAGGCTGTTTTAAGAGGAAGCCTCGGATAAATAAGAATAGGTCGAATCATTGCACGCCTACCGATCCTTTTGGTTTTTGAGGTTGAGGAGTTTGAACTCCCCACATGGGTTTAGTAGTATCATCTAGAATTACTTTTTCTTTTACATTACAATTCTTATAAGTAATGGTTAATTCCACTACTGCCGGAGAATCCTTCTTGTCATAGCCCTTGGGGTTAACCTCGTAGCCGGAAGGCTCGCAGGGATCTCCACTTTGGATATCGTAAAAATGCCGCTGTTTTTCTACCAGGATCAATCTATAAGCCATTTGGGATACCCCACATCCAGATAGAAATAAACAAAGAATGCCCAAAATTATTGTGCATTTCATAAGCTTACTGTTCCTTTAGAGTAGTGTTCATCTATGTCCTTCATGAATAACTTCATGTAAACTTCTAATTCATCAATTTCCAAATCGGTAGCTTTGGAATCTAACTTGCGTACACGCGCAAGACAGCTCCCTAGATCATTTTTAAGTTGATAATAAGTAAATTGACAAACGGTACAAATATCAAAGACTTCTCGATTCTTTTCACAGGCTTCTGCAGCACTCCAAAAGGTATACCATCGAGAATTGCTCCAACGGGAGTAGCTCATTTCCACTCCTCAAATTCAGTCAGTACAACGTAGTTGTTCACAATAGTTTCGGGATTTTGTTCTGCTACATCTTTATATTGATTCAGTACTTCATGAGACTCTTTTAGGGCTCCTGCGAGTTTCTTAATAAGTTCCAGTGCGTGATCTATGCATCCCGCGCAGGCGGGAAGTTCTTCGCCCGGAACTACATCTTCCCGGCTGAAATCTATTTGGGCTTTGAGATCATGCCAGCCTTTTGGCATTTCTTCGTCTTTCATTGATCCCTCACTAGTTCAATTAGCAATCCTTTTTCTGTCATTTTTATCAGTATAGGCCGCTCTTTATGATTAGCGACCATAATGGTTACGTCTTTAAACATTGATTTATCAGGATAGGTTTTTCCATAAATCCCCATTGATCCCCCTGACTCTAGCAAATGATTTTTTACATTTTCATCTTTAACATCACTCATAAAATTCCTAACTCAGTGCAGTCCAGATTAAAAAGACAGCCAATAAAAATATGATGGCCGCTTTATACAATTGATAAACTTCATGAAGTGGGTCCCTATTATCACAGAAAAAAGCCACAAGATAAAATAGGGGCATAATTAAAGCAGCAAATAAGAAGAAAGTTCCGAAAACTCCTGCAATAACCCAATTCACTTAATTCCTCTCATAGAACTCCTTTTAGCATAAATTTCGCATAAATTCAAGTGGCCATCCAAGGCTTCCCTTTTGGTAGAATACTTTTTAGTTAAAATTATTCCTTTAACATAGTCAGCATCCCAAGGACCTCTTGGGGGGTGATTAAGGGAAAATATAATACTCTGGTAATGTAGCCCAGCTCCAAAGTATTCTGTGGGTTTACCATCCAAAGAACTGGAGATTTCTCCAATAGTATTTATGACAAACTTTCCTACTGCGGTAGACTGTGAAAACTTTGCATGGGACGAAAGAGCTGTGTGTTCCAGCCCTAAATTCTGGGTGAACCAAATCCATTTTTCTTTAGCTATCATGAGGACCTCTTATAAAAGGTTATCAAGCTCATTGACATTTGTCAAGAGTTAAGTTACTCTCGTTAAAAGGAGATTTTATGACCAAAATTCTTAGAGGAAAAAGACAAACACATAATTCAGAACGTACTAGAAGCCTAATCATTGTTGCGGCCTTGCTGCTATTGACCTCCATTGCTTTTTGTAGTTGTGGGGTAGATCAAGTAGAGGTATCGGCTCCTCCCGCTGTTGCAGGAAGAGACGGGACATCCGGTGTGGATGGAATTAATGGCCAGAATGGGACCAATGGAATTGATGGTCAAGATGGTGCTGATGGATTGGACGGAACTAACGGCCACTCATTAGTATCTCGATTTCGATCAGCATCCCTATTTGAGTGCTGGACTGGAGGAACTAGATTAGATATTTATATTGACATGGATGATAATCTATTTCTCTCTCATGGTGATCGTTATCAGAATAGCTTAATTGCTTGTGATGGTAAAAATGGTCGTGATGGGCGCAATGGACGGGATGGTCAAGATGGTGAGGATGGTCTTGATGGATTAGATGGCAAAGACGGCGAAGCTGGACCTCAAGGAATTCAAGGTGAGGTTGGACCTCAAGGTGAACCTGGCATGCAGGGTGAACAAGGAGAACAAGGTGAACCCGGACCTACTGGACCACAAGGTGAACAAGGTTTGCCTGGACCTACTGGATCTGGTGCTAGTGTAACCGTTACTGCTTATACATCATCTTCATGCACGTTGATTGCAGGTACAAGTCGCTATACAAAACCAACTGGAAGTAACTCAGGTATCTATACAAGTAGTTCCTGCCCTAGCTATTCCAAAGAATTTGAGCTTGGACAAGGAGATAGTTTCTGGGTTTCAAGTGATATGTTGGCTGTGAAACTTGGTTCAACTGGTATTCGAGTCATTGATTTTAATTGAGGTGTAAAATGAAAAAATTAATTATACTAGCTTTGTTAGCTTCAGGAAATGTATATGCAGGCCAGACTTGTTCTGAAACTGCAGATCAAGTAACTGAACAAAAAGAAATTAAAACGGATGTTCCTAACTTTCTTAAAGGAGCTACCATTATTATTCGCTTGGCCGATGGACGAGAGAGTTCGGTGTCAGCCGAAAAGTTTAAGGTAGTTCCTAGAAAGCAACAATTCGTAGTGACCAAAACTAAGAGTACTCTACTTTGTTCTGCTTCCGAAAAGAACCGAGTCTCAGTCCTTGGGGGCTTTGGTGCTACCTCTGACTTAAAATCCAATAAACCGTCTCAAGATAAAACGACGATCAAAGCCGAAAAAGGTTTAGTTGGTGGAGTACAGTTTCAACGAAAGGTCAGTGATAGAATTTCTATTGGAGCACAAGGTCAATCAAATAAGACAATCTCGGTTCTTTTGGGATTGGATTTTTAATGAACCTATTCATTGCTCCTCATTTTGAGTTTAGAGAGCTGGATATGAGAACTCAGATCCAGCTTCTCTTTAAGATCCTCGATAAAGAGGGCATCAAAGTCACAGACATTAAGACGGTGGGGTCATTCCAATTTTGGAATCCCCAACGGACTGTAGAATTTTGGTTAGCTTCTATGTACGGCAAAGATCTAGATATTGCTTCTCCCGATTGTGACTACGAAATCTTATTGGACTATGATACTTTTCTAGAGATTACCCCAGAAGAAACTAATATGTATCAATCTCTTTTTGAAGATTTTCAGAAGTCGCCTAAGCGGGCAATCCGCTATGATTATCAGGAAGATCTCCGTGCTATACTGAATCCATGCCCAACAAAATAGGGGAATTCATAGTAAATCTCGATGTAGAGGCTCTTAGGCGGGGTATCAAATATATCGCAGAATCTACGGTTAATGATATTAAGCAGGCAGTAAAGGATCTCGCGCATGCTGCCCATTCTGCTATTGCAGGTCAAGCTACTAAAACTTTAAACCAAACTAGAAAATCTTATTTATCGGGTCTTAAATTTGAAACGGTATCTCCAGATAATTACATAATCTATCTAGATGGAAAATGGCCTAATTCTATAGAAGATGGTTGGAAGCCCTATGATATGAAAGACTCCTTACTTTCTTCTACGGCCCTAGTAAAAGAAGGACGAAATAAGGGACGAGAGTGGGTTCAAAAAACTAAGTCTGGACCAAATAAGGATAAAAGGTACGCGCATGTTCCTTTTGAGCATTCGACCGGAAAAGCTGCCAAGGGATCTTCTAACTTAGCCGAGGTAATCAAATCTTTAGAAGCATATAACAAGCGCACTGGGTTAAAACAAAAGATTACTAAGGTCTTTAAAGATGAATCTGGAAAATCCATGGTTGGAAATGTGGCTACTTTTAGATATCCAGCCGATTTTGTACAACAATTTGATAAAACTCCCTTATTAGAGGGATTAACCAAGTATCAATCCATAAAGGTTGATAAAAATGGTAAGGAAAGAGTTACCTCGGTATACTTAACTTTTAGAACCATTTCAGATCTTTCTGCCGCTGGGAAATGGTATTCCTCGGGATATCAAGGACTTGGAGCATTCCCCGAAGCTGAAAAGGAAGTAGAAAAGGAACTTCAGAATATTCTGGATCACTTCTTAAAATAAGGTAAAATAGTTTATGGGTTTTCCATTATCAGATCTAATCTTAGAAAGTGTAATTCGCGAAGGTTTAGAGAATCTTCGTAGAATGCCTGAAATTATTGATGATCTCTTTTCTCAATTAGGTAGTCTTCCTAATTCTTTAGCCAATAAATATGGCCAAAAAGAGCTTAATAAGATAAAAACGCTAGTTCAAGACAGAGAAGTTTCCATTATTCAAGCCTTTCCCATTAATAACACCCCAATGCCTTGTATTTCGCTTCAACTCCTGGCAGCTCAAGAGGATGTTCCTTTGGCTGCTATGGATGACTACCAAGAAGAAATTCAAGTTCCTATGTCTTCAGAAGACCTAGCAGCCCAAATTTTAGCCTCTAATGTATCCTTATTGAGCTATGATTCCTTTTCTGGGGTTGTTGGAATTTCGGATGCTACTGACTTAAGCTCGGTTCACATCAATCATCTCCTAGTCGATTCATCGGGAAATGAATTTTATATCTTAGGTGGGATAAACAATACTACCGGAAGTAAATCTGTAATTATCAAAAAACAGGCTAATCTAAATATAGTAGGCCCTTCCCTTATTAAATCTTCGATAAACTATGATCAATATCAGGTTAGAACCAACGTAGAAAAAGAAAATATTCTACTAGGAATTCATACTAAAGATATGCTAACTACCAAATATCTTTACACAATTATCAAATATATCATCGAATCTCGGAAAAAGGATTTAATTGATCGAGGATTCATATTAGCCACATATGAGGGGTCTGATTTCAACATCAATGAGCGGTTCGAGTCAGATTTTATCTACAGCAGATATTTAACAGTTTCGGGGCGTATCTACAATACCTGGAACTCGGATCAGGTCATCCCTATTGACTACATTGATGTGGATGTTAGGGTTCCCAAGGCTACAGCCGACAATCAAGACCTGGGATTGACTAATTCGACCATTAAAGTCACGGATGATTAAGTAAAGAATTCCCTTTCTACCTTGTATACTATATGGGAGTGAGGAACTAGATCCAAAAAGAAATCCAAAAAGGATTTGCCTAATAAGGGCTAAAATAAAGGATATAGAGCGTATTTTTACGCTAAGGAAGTTGAAGGAGAAAATCAATGGCAATCGTAAAAAGTTTTGGTGGCCAGTCTATCAGTAAGCCTGGATCTTATTCAACTAGCACCGTCTCGAACGCGGGAGCTAGAAATCTTTCGGCTAATGGCACGTTGTTTTTGCTCGGAGAAGCTGATGCGGGCGCTCCTGGGGATGTTGAGGGAATTCAATCTTTTAGTGCTTCTCAACTTCCAGCATTAGTGGCTAGGTACCAATCAGGTCCTATTGTAGACGCGGCTCGTATGGCGGTTACTAGCCCAAGCTTAACTCCCGGAGTTGCCGGTGCAGATAAAGTCCTAGTTTGGAAAACCAATTCTAGTACTCAAGCTTCGATAACCCTTAATAACAGTACCGCACAATCAATTCTTACCGTTTCAGATCCTCTTTGGGGCTTCAATGGAAATTCGATTACAGTCAATGTGGCTTCGGGATCTTCAGCAAACCAAAAGATTATTACGTTAGCTCAAGGAACGGCTTCGGAGAATTTAGGACAAAATGCGGCAGTAGCTCAGTTGAGTATTCACTATACTGGAACTGGTTCAGCCGCTACTCTAACTATTGCAGGCAATACGCCGAGTGTGAAAACTCTTACTACTTCATGTACGGGCGCTCCTGCAGATAATCTAAATATTATATTATCAAATTACACTTCAATTTCTAAGTTGGTGTATTTCATTAATAGCCTTGGAACCTATACGGCAGTTCTTTTGAATACTGCTAGTGGGGCGGCAATTCCTGCGGCAGATCTGGATAACGTAGCATCTACCGAAATTAAGATTGCTACTCCTAGTTTATACAGGCTGCAAATGGAATTAGTGGAATTAATTAATGGTTCTAATTTAGCTAGTGCGGCCCTTTCATCGACCCTACATGCTGGAATTCTCCTTAATGGAACTTTTGGAATGTCGGGTGGAGCCAAGGGAGCTTCGTCAAATACCGACTTTTCTAATGGATTTAGTAGCTCTTTGTCAGAAGATTATAATGTAGCTCTTCCTTGTATTTCACAAGACGCAACTGCAGATATTCTTCTAGGACAAACTGATTCAGGCTCTAGTTATACTATTGCCTCTGTCTTGGCCGCTATGAATTCACATTTGATCTTCCGAGGGAATGTTCAAAATAGAAAAGAAGCTCAGGGTTTTGGTGGATTTCGATCTACTACCAAAGCGGCTGCCTTTGCAGAAGCTAATTCGTTAGCCTCCTATTTGGTTCAACTGGCCATTCAAGATGTTCTCGTAGTGGGAACTGACGGAAGTCTGGCCTGGAAACAACCGCACATTTTGGCCGCTTTAATGGCCGGAACTCGCCTTGGTACGGAAGTTGGCGAACCCCTTACCCACAAGTACATGAATGCATCTAATGTGGGGAGCTGTGTCAATCCTATAACAGGTCTTCCCGCTGGAGATTTTGATCCTAATTTGGATTATGTCTCGGCTATTGAAAAGGGCGTCATTACAGTTGAAAAAGCTAATGGTGGCTGGAGAATAGTGGTAGATAATACAACCTATGGCCAAGATGATAGCTTTATCTTTAACAGAGGTTCTGTTATTGAGGCTGCACAATATTCGGTTAAATTTGTGCGGATTCAGTCAGAGCTGGCTTTTGTTGGTAGAAAAGTTGCTAATAACCAAGCACAGGCTATTAAGACCTTTATTAGGGGATTGTTAATCCAGCTTAATAAAGCAAGTATTATTACTAGCTCTAGCGATGCTCCTAATGGTTTTGTTGAAAAGACGTTTACAGTAGAAATTCAAGGTAATACGGCTCTGGTTTCGTTGGAAATTAAACCAGTCCAAGGACAAGATTTTATCTTCATCCAATTTACCTTGGGAGATATTACGCAGTCGGCATAAGGAGCTTTGAGTGAATCACTTGAATGATAAAGCAAAGAGAATTCTTCAGAATCCTGCGATTCTAGAGAATATGAAGCCGTTGTTAGTAAAATCTTTGCACAATAGAATTCAAAGTAGAGAACCAATCAAAGTTTTACAACCGATTCAGAATATCGCGGTTACTATGAGTAAGGGAGAATCTTCTAGGCCCGTTATGGGTGGACAGGTTATTCCTTCAGGCATAGAACTGGTATATGATGGATTTGAACTTGGTCAATTGTTCTTTAAGAGTTATAGAAATGGACAAGAAGGGCCAGAGTATTCTATCTATACAGGGGAAAACCTCGTTGTAGGAGATCAGCAAGTTACCCGCAATGCGGGACTTATGGGTCTTCTAGTTAAGACAGACATTTTCACCCAAATGGTAGAGTTACTAAGCCAAGGTGAGACTGAATAAGTTTGATAGAATAGTTTAAGGAGAAAGATATGGCAAATTTACCCTCTAGTACAAACCCGAATACTACCAAAGCAAAGTCTGGTAGTAGGCTATCAATTAACATAGCCGGTTTTGGTCCGGTGGCTTTCGCCTCGTCTTATACCCTCAATGTGGATAACACCTTGACGGATATTGATGTACTTGATCAATTGGAAGTTGCAGAGTTTGCTGAAACTGCACACAAAGTTACTGGCTCTGTTAACCGATTTAAGATTGATGATGACGCAGCTAATTTCTTGAACATTGATCCTTCGGATTTAAATGCTCTGTTCTCTAGGGGAGATCTTTCAATTGATATCCTTGATAGAGTTACGGGAAATAGCGTTTCATCTTTAACTGGTGTTAAGTTTTCTGGAGGCACTGGCACAGTAGACGCTCGCGGCGTTTGGACGGGAACTTGGAACTTCAAAGCTCGTCAAACTAGCGAAGGCAGCAATATCTAAGATTTTTTCGTACCCCTTCCTCCTCCTTCCTCAGCCCCGAGTCCTTGACTCGGGGCTTTCCTTTTGGTATAATGAGCTATGAAATTTATTACTATGGACGTAGAAACGGGGGGCCTCGGCCCAGAAGCCGACCTTCTTACAGCTTATTTTGGGATTTTAGATGAAAACTTTGATTTGGTAGAAGAACTGGATTTGAAGATCCGACCTTCTTCTGAAGATGATTTCTTTCATATCTCAGCCAAAGCCTTAGAAATCAATAAGATAGATCTAGTACAGCATTTCAAGGAAGCTGAAGAAGTAAAGACTGCCGGATCTAAGCTCTTTCAACTATTGGTATTTCACTCTAAATCTGGGTCCGAAAAGTTAGTTCCAGTAGGTCATAATGTCCATTTCGATATTGTTAAAATAAATGAAAAGCTTTTAAACAAGAAGGCTTGGAATCAGTATGTGGGGTATCGAAAACTAGATACAGGAACTATCGGTCAATTCCTTCAATTAACTGGCAAAATTCCTATGGAAATGAGTGCCAGCCTTTCTAGCTTAATGAAACATTTTAATCTTCAATTTCCTGGGGAAGCCCATACTGCTAAGGCTGACGCGCTCGCGTGCGCCTTACTTATGAAAGAAATGATTAAGGTAAAGTAATTATCACGGGTATGTTAACCATATAATATCGTTCATTTAATACTGAACAATTTATGATAATGCTATCTCCCAAGACGCTAGTTCCATAGGCCTCGTGGATGTGCCCACAAACTACATATTTTGGTTTCTTGTCTAGGATGGCTTGTGTAAGGCTTTTTCCCCCTGCAAACTCTCCGTCTACCGTTCGGTCCAAAACTCCGTAAGGAGGGCCGTGGGAGATCAATAGATCTAATCCTGTGGGAATTACAGACATTCTTTGTTCCATAGCGGGAGATTCATCAGCTAGCATGAAAGCCCATTCATTGAAAATGGGAGTCCAGGGTAACCCCCAGATTTTTAAGCCCTTGATCTCGATCCCGCTATCTTCTAGATAATAGATATTCTTTCGTTCTTTTACGAGAGATCGGAATAGCCCAGGATTTTGGTATCCCAGAAAATCATGATTTCCCGATATAAAAATTCGGTGTTTGGCAGGTTGTTGCTCAAACCAATTTAAAAAAGCAATAGTTTCTTCAATTCGACCTTGATAACTAAAATCTCCACAGAAAATAAGAATATCGCACGGTGGAATGTGGGTCGTCTGATTGGCGTGAATATCGCTAAATAACACAATTTTCATCTAAGCAGCCTTCTTAGAGCTTTTAAAGCCTCTGATCTAGTTTCGTATAATCCCTTTAAGGGCCTTCTGGTCCTTCGGTTTATAATTCGGTAGCCTTTCTGTTGTAAGGAGGGCCTTACAAAAATACCTTGGATTTCTTGGAACCGGATGGCTCCCTCTCCTCCTGACCAAGAAAAGACCTTTTCTAATTTATATCGGCGTTTTTGGTTCATCTTTCAAGTTCTTTACTAAACGTATCTCTATTTTAGTATGGACCAAATATCGGATCAAAGTTAATCCGCAATCTTTTAATAAAGTATAGCTTCCTTTAAAAGAGATAATGACAAGTAAAACTGTCAAAATACCCATGCCTACTCCTAAAGCATAGGCTAAAAAAGTAGTAATAATTGGATGATAAAAAATCATAGGACCAGCATCAATCCAATAGTCGTACAGACTAGTGCGTGGACGAGCAACATCGTGGAATGGAACTGTAGTCGGCCTCCCCCACCTCGATATACTACCATTGAATAGTGGTGTACGGCCATACAGAACAACAACAAAAAGACTATAAGGGCTAGTATGCGCATAGTGTTATAATTGATATTAGCGGATTCTTTGGAGTTCGTCAATAGATTGAGATTAGATTAAACAGGAGATTAAAATGGATACATCTATGTTATCTAAGGATCTTCCACCCATGGAAACCGAGCTATCCTTAGAAGTAACTGGAATTCTTACTAAAACGGTTTATAGGGGTACCTTTAGATACCGTATACCAAATATTTCTAGAAACTCACAAATAGCCATCATGGAGTCCCGCTTAAATAGCGGAGTAGAACTTGATCCTACGACCAAGCTCTTACACTATATGCTGGCATATTTGAGATATACCATAGACGAACAGGAAGCTTCTAAATGGTGGATTTCTTCCAACTTTGGAGCCGACCTCTATGATGTAAATGTGGTCACTGAATTGTACCAAAAGTGCTTTAATTTTGAACGGGAGTGGAATACTAAAGTACATGGAGAACAAGCCTAAGTCTAAAAAAGGTCCCCTGTTCAAGTTAAAGTACATGGGATACTTCTTAGCTGGACTAGACGAAAATCGCCAGGATTTGACCTTTAAAGATTTTGTAAGGATTGCAAAGTTCTTTTTGGCCGATGAAAGGAAAATCCTTTTAAAAGACCCAGTTTGGGATTCTTATAGTGATGAAGAATTATTAATTGAATACTATGCGGTTTTATATAAAAACAGTGAGCAAGCCCGTCAAGCCTTTGAATCCTCTTTAGTTTCTGAAGGAGAGGCTGAAGACGAATTTGAGTGGATGGATACCAAAATTGAAGAAAATCGTAAGAGAATCAAAGACCTAAAACAAAAAGCCGCTAAAATAGAAGAAGAAATCATGTTTGACCCCTCTGAGGAGACTTTAGACAATGGCTAATAAAATCCAAATAGGCTTAGATGCGAATGAAGTCAAGCGGTCTTTATTTGAAATTTCTAGTGTTATTGAAAGATCCTTTGGCCGAGGTAAATCCTTTAATATATTTACTCCCGAAACTAGAAAATTCCTAGCTGGAGAAGCAACAAAAGCCATCGGAAACATTGGCGAAGAAATGAAAAAATTAGGTAAGTATGCCGAATACTACCATAATCGTCTAAAGAAAATTAATGAGACAGATCTGTTAAATCTTCAAGCCAAAGAAAAACTTTTAAAAATAGAAATTCAAAGAGCCAAGTATGCTAATGAACTCTCTAGACTTGAGAAAGCTAAACAAACATTAGGAGGAGCCGTCTCCTCTCCCATGACCGTAAGAGATGTGTCAACTATGGCTATGGAGAAAATGGGTGGCATGGGCGTAATGGGAGCTACTGCTTTGGGCGGCTTAGGATTAGCCGCAGGATTAGCTCTTAAGATTGGAAAAATGGCTTTTAGTGAGTTCGAGGCTTCCGTGCCACAAAGATTGGCTTTGATGGGGAGAGGGATTAAGGATGTATCTGGAACTAATCCTTATCTTAATGGCGCACTCGGTTTTAAACCTTCGGAAATTAGGGCGGCGCAAGAGCAGAGTATCGGAATCTTTGGGGTTGGGGCTAGCCAACTAGAATCTAAAGAATTTCAAAAAAATATGAAGTTTGCCCGAATGACTGGATTTGATGCTAATCAAGTTCAAGGAGCATTTGCAGGAGTTCAATCCCAGGGTGGGTTTGGTCAGGCTAATCGAACTGCCGAAGAGTTTAGAGCTACTATATTTTCTAATAAATTGGAGCATGCTCTAGGACCATACTTTGAGGCTATGCAGGATATCCTTAGCCAAATCAATGATAACGGACTAGGATTAAATGCTGAAGCTTTTGATTCTATTGCGAAGATTGCAGGAGCCGGAGATCAAGTATCAGCTCAGCAAGCTACCAAATTAATTGGTGGGTTAGATAATTTTATTAAAAATGCCCAAGGAGGTCCCCAGGCTTTATTGATGCAAGCCTATGCTGCCAAAGGAATTGGACGAGGAACTTTTGGAGGAGCCCAGAGTGCTCTAGAATTTGGTTTATTTGGTGGAGGAACTGGAAAGCAACTAGAGGCTGCTAGGGGTAGGGGTCTTCTAACGAGTCAGGATATATCCATGATTACCTCTCTCGGTTTTGGGGGAGAAGGGGCTTCAAAAAAACGAGCTGGGGCTATCGTAGAACAGTTAGAAACACAGTTAAAAAGATTTCCCCTAACGGTAGGACCGAATGCTACCAAGGAAGAGGCAGAGCGGGCTAAAGAGGAACAATGGGTAGCTAGGGGTCGTTTCTTAATGGCCGGAACTGGGACCAAGAATGTCACGGAAGCTTACGAAGCCTTTAACACTCTAAAACAAATTTCTAAGACCCTGGACCCTAAAAAGAGAGAAGAACTATTAAAACAATATGAAAAAGATTTTGGAGAAAAAGACGTTCCTAAGATCATGGAAACTTCTGAGGGCCACCTAGCTCAAATTCAAGCGAATACCGCCGCTTCCTTAGAAAAGTTAGGTAAAGACATAGCTCCGGCAGTTATTGAAATTCAAAAGTTATTAGTAACTCTCTTAGGGGGTGCGGCTAGCACCGTAGAGGGTTGGAAAGATATAGCTTCTGGTAAAGCCAATTTCTGGGGTAATGTTGGAGATTGGATATCTGGAGGAACTAAAAATCCTAAAGAACAACTAGCCGATAAGATTCAATCTGGGGGATTTTCTGAAATTGAGATGAAACAAATGTTTCCTTCTCAAAGATCCATGCTTCAAGATGTTTATCAAGAAGAAATTTCTCGTATTAATGAACAAATTAATTCGGCTAAAGGCACTGGATGGGAAAAATCCAGATCGGTTGAACTAGCTACAGAAAGACGAGATAAATTACAAGAAGGTTTAGATGCCCTAGTAAGATATGCAGCCGAGAAAGCTAAGGCAGATCAAGAAGCTAATAAGATTCGCCAGGAACAACTACAGACGGCGAAACAGGCTGCTGGTAAACCTAAAGCTGAAAAAGGCGGAAGACCTCCGGCTAAGAGATAATCATGGCTAATGAAGCACCCTTAAATACTAATCAAGTTAGGACGTACATACCACAGTGCCAAGTCTTGTGGTTTCCTTGGGCTAAGACTGATGAGGACTTTTCAGATGAAAGCCTAACAACGGTAGATTCTAATGCTTTATCCGATTGTAATTCCTACGATATCTCGGACCATCTTTTATACTGCAGTTTTTCTAAACATCTAGGAGATCCCGCTGGTACTTTCTCTCTTAAATTAGATTCCACTAAAGACTGGAAAGATGTTATTAAGCCGGGACATTGGCTATTGATTCTTATGAGCCAAGCTGGAGATCTGTTTTTAGAAAAAATGTTAGAAGGACCGGAGAGTGCTGCTGATCCTAATGGAACTGGGAATATTCAATTACTAAAGGATGCTCCAGCAGTTAAAGATGTAAATCCTAAAAAAATACGAGGAGTGTGTAGGGTAGATCGAGTAGCCACTACTATAATTACTGGGGCGGCTGGAGAATTCATAGCTAACTATACGGTTACTGGGAGAGACTTTGGATGCATATACCAGGATACCGAACTGTGGTATAACGTGTTCTTAAATGAACAAAATGTAACAGAGGTTTTTAGTTCTTATATTAGTGCTATAGAAAAGGATAGTGTTTACGGTTCATTATCTAATCTTTTAAAGTTTATTCATGAAATGGTGCTTTCTCAAAGTGGAAACAGTAAGCTTCAAAAGGTTATAGAAAATTTTAAAGCTAATTTAAGTGTCCCAACTCAATGGATAATGCCAAAAAGATTACTTAAGTTCTTGGATCAAGTTCCTAGTTCTGGAAGTCCCTATTATGGAGATATAGAAAATATTTTAAATTTTAAGTTTACTCCGTTTAGTCTTCCAGTGAATAATCCGGTTTCTTATTTAAAGGGTCGTTTATGGGAAAGGTTAAAAGCCTATTCTGCAGAACCCCTTCATGAGCTATTTACGGAAACCGATGATAATGGCAAAATGAGACTTACTTATCGGATGCTTCCTTGGGCTATTGATCCTACTGGATACCCTAACTTAGCACAGGTAGTTGATACTTTCCTAGATCTAGCCATGGACCCCGCAGTACGAGTATTATTAAGTCCCATAGAATTAATTAATCTAGATTTGGGAGAAGATGATCACGCCCGCCATAATCACTTCTATACGTTAACTACTCCTTTTTATAATCAGGCTACTAGCGCCATAGCTCAACTCTCGGTTCCAACTATAAAAGGTCGTAAGTTTCCTCTGGCTAATGCCCCTAGCATATCCAGGAATGGTTTCAGGCCCACAGCTATAGAACTAGAAACCTTTTATGTGGGATTTCATGAAATTGGAAATACTTCTCAAAATAAGAATAATCTGGGAGTTTCTACTACTTATCTTTTAGAGGCTAACGAACTAGCCTTTGATTACTGGAATAAGTTTGTATTCTACGAAAGTGGAAGCTTAACTATCTATGGACGAAATGAGATTAAAGTAGGAAAAGTCCTATATCTAGACGAAACCTTTCCCTACAATCCTAATTCTTTTTACTACATTGAGGGCTACGATGATGAGTTTACCGTCTTAGAACAGGGAGCAGCTTCTTGGATTCAACGAGTTTATGTTACCCACGGAATGGAAGCTGACTCTTTATTTCCGGGGGGTAAGTCTACTAATAAGTCTAGGGTATTTAATAAGGAATCTTCTTTTATTAAGAAGAACGGATAACTATGCTACGAGATGATGGCTCATACGAATCTTCTAATCTTCCCACCCTCAGTCATATGTCGGTAGAACAAGAAGATTGCCTTTATAAGGGAATGGTAGTCCGAGTTTATCCAGTCGATGATAATGGAAATCTCAGCAAAGGAGCTGGTAATCAAGAATTACTCTATGATTTAATAATTTTAGGAGGACCCCGAGCGGGACATAAGGTTAATGGAGCACGAGATCTATGCTTTTTAGGGGGAATTAATAATTATTCTGAAAGAGTTTGGCGAGCTGCAACCAATCCCAATTTTAAAAGGGATGGGGGATTGGACCTATCCCAACAAGATGGAGATGTAGTTTTCTTCTGTTTCTTGGGTGGAAATCCTTTTTATCCCATAATCTTAGGAGCCGCAACTCATTATCAAAATAACGGTAAAACCGGAGCTACCTCTAATCAGATGCCCCGTCTTTTATTTGAATATAACGGCCTGCATGTTTTAATTGATAACCAGGGCCAACTTTGGATAACCAGAAAAGCTGGGACCGCTTCGACTAAAACAGCGGCTTTTACTCCTGGAACTACCGAAGAATGCAATGTTCAATTGATTAATAACACCGTCATTATCAAGGATAAGTCCGGTAATAACATCACGATTGATGCTGTTACCAAATCTATCTTTATTACGGCTCCAGAAGAGTTTAAAGTTAGCTGTACTAATATGAATCTTTTGGCGTCGAATTCCTATACTTTATCCACTAAGACAGCCACCGTAAATGCCTCAACTTCCCATACCTTAAATACCCCCGTTTCTACCGTAAATGCTTCTACCTCAGAAACTTTAAATACGGCTACTTCCACGGTTAATGCTTCTGGAACCCATAATATAAATACTCCTACCACAAATATAAACATCGGGGGGTCTGAGGGTACTATTAATGTGAATGGGTCCAGTTATTCAGTTGTGACTTCTAATAGTTACGATCCTTTCTTAATGGCTAAGCATATAGATTCCTACAATAAGTTCAAAACTAAGGGCTAAAGATGGAAAAGATTTGTACTAAATGTAAAATTTTAAAACCTTTAGAAGATTTTTATAATCGTCCTAATGTTTCCGATGGAAAAATGAGTCATTGTAAAAAATGTAAGACCCAGCATCATAAATCCTGGAGATCTAAAAATCCAGAAAAACTAAAAGCTGCCTTAAAACGGTATTATAGAAAGAGACATCCCATTCCTCGGCATAAAAGAAATCCTTTGGAATTTCATCTTCGATCTAACTTAAGAAAAAGAATGAATAAAGCCTTAAAAATACATCTTAAATCTGGTTCTGCGGTTAGAGATCTGGGATGCTCTATTTCCGAGTTTAGGGCCTATTTAGAATCCAAGTTCCAACCAGGAATGACCTGGAATAACTATGGTAAATACGGTTGGCACCTAGACCACATTAAACCTTTGGGGATCTTTGATTTAACTAATAGAGAAGAGTTTTTAAAAGCCGCACATTATACCAACTTACGTCCTCTATGGGCTGGGGATAACTTAAAGAAATCCAAGTCAGATTTAGAGTTAATTAAGGAGAAACGATATGGCAATGAATGGACCCCAGCTAGGGGATGAAATTGTGGCCGCTATCAAGGCTTTAACTGGAGGAGGATCTTATCCTCAAGATGCCCTAGTGATCTCTATTTGGGAAGCCATAGGAACTGCCATAGTAAAGCACATTAAAGATAACGCAGTAGTGGCTCAGCCACCTGACTCTAACAATGATACAGAGATGCCGGGAAGTATATCATAAATTGATGATATTATAGAGATTAGATTAAACAGGAGATCAAATGGCCTTTGCAGGGATTGGACAACTAGTTCAGAATATAAGTGATTCTGTGGAGGGTTTAGTAGGATTAATTACTGGACAAACTGGAAGTATCCTATATCCTAAACCCGCCGATGATAGCGTCCTTGCTAAAGTTGAAAAAAAGAATTGGTATAAAAGTATTCCCTACGCCTTTTCAGTAGTGGTGGGAGAAATGCAAGCGGGCATGACTCCTGCTCCTTTTTCATTTTTACAATCTGGTAAGTCTGATACTGCTAAGGGAGCTGCCTTTGCAGATTTTGTATTACCTATTAATCCTTCTGAGATAACTCAAGATGAAAACTTTGCTATCCATATTCAACCCACTCAGGGTGGAACTGCGGTAAATCATTCAGGAAATAGGTATAAAGATTTAGTAATTTCAGGAACTACCGGAATAGCCCCTAAACGAGGGGCGGGTGGAATTGATTTAAATTCTGGTCGGGCAATACTTCAAGGAAATGACATTAAAGCTGCTAGTGGTTTTGAAGTATTTTTAGAGTTAAGGAATTGGCTTAGGGCTTATTATGAGTGGAAAAAGAATCCCTCTAATAAGGGCGCTAGACTAGTTTTTAAGAATTTCAAAGATGGAGAATTCCTTATTATTGAAGTTCCTAAGTTTAGCATGAAGAGATCTGCAGCTAGTCCCATGCTCTATAACTATACCATTACGGCTAGGGTGCTCGGACAAGAGAGTTTTATAGCAAATGAAAAAAACTGGGCACAAAAATTAGATGATTATATGGAGTTTGGCCTCAATGTTCTCACCACTGCTCAAGGAGTTCTATTAGGAGCCCAAGGGATTCTTCGACAGATTAGTACTACTTACAATCAGGTTGTACTAGAACCTATTAGAAAACTAGGTTTAATTTATAAAGCAGGCTTAGGAGTAGGCCTTACCGCTGCTGATGTGGGCAATGATATTGTCAATAGAACCATGAGTATTCCTCAAGTTTTTGGCCTTGCTTCAGGAATAAAAGCTTTGATTAATAGTAATAAAAATTCTGGAAGTTTAGATCCTAAATTAGCGAGCTTAACTTCTTCTAAAGCCTCTTTTTCTTTAACTCCTGTGCCCAATAAAACCCCGAGTCAATATCTGGCCAGCCTACCCGGATCTTCTTTAGGGGCTCTGCCAATTTCGTTATTTCCTGCCGCTACTTTTGGGGCTGTCCAACAAGATCAACAGGGGGCACTAACTCTCCCACAATCATACTTTAAAGATGCTAGGGATGGGCTACAAGATTTTTACAATAATGCTGCAGATCTTTTTAACTTAGATGCTCCCGTATACGACTCTATCTTTGAAAGAACTCCTACCTTAAGTCCGAGTCCAACCAGCATGGTGACCGATGACCAGTACGCGGTACTCCAAGCTTTAGAAGATTCTATAGAAGCTATGAATCTAATTCTTAGTACTAATATTTTCTATAAGAGTACCTATCCCCAAGTAATTCAAAGTGTTAATCAATCTTTTTCGGATAGCCCCAATTTAGTGGCTGATCCTGCCGTTAAAGAAATTATTCTTCCTGGAGAGACTTCCTTGGAAAGGTTAGCTCTGGAGCAATTGGGAAGTGCAGCCCGGTGGATTGAAATTGTAGAACTTAACGGACTTAAACCTCCTTTTATTAGTTCTAATCCAGCAGACGCCTCCCAAACGATAAAGGTTCCTGGAAATAAAATCTTACTTCCCAAACCCCTAAGTAGCGGATTTCCCAATATTCCTATTAACGATCAAAACTTCTTAGTCCAAGGCTTAAGTGAAGTACAGAAAAACTTAGGAATTGATTTAAAATTAACCAAGGATTTTGATTTAGAGTTAACCAATAGCAACGACTTACAAATAGTTAAGGCCGAATCTAATGCAGCCCAGGCTATCGTATTTAAGCTATCCCTTGAAAAGGGAGATTTAATAGATCATCCTAACCTGGGGGTGGGGCTAGTTGTGGGAACTAAAGCCCAGAATTTTACAGAGATACAAACCAATATTATTCAAACCTTGAGTCAAGATTCAAGGTTTGACCACATTGATAACTTGTCGATCCAAAGAGTTGGAGATACCTTTTTAGTGAATTTCACTATTTGGCTTAAAAACGTTGATATGCCCGTACCAATTAGTATTAAAGTTTAATGGAGATAGAATAGGACTAGATTATGGCTAATTTAATTCTTAAAAGTAAAAATCAAATCCTAGCTAGTATGATTTCTAAGTTGCTGGCCGATACTGGAGTTAATGACTTAAATCCTGGATCAGTAGTTGTTACCTTGTTAGAGTTAGCTGCAGCCGAAGATTTTCAACAATACTACCAATTACTTAATATCATTAGGAATTATAATTTAGATACAACTACTGGGGCGGATTTAGATAACCGGGCCACCGAATTTGGACTAACCAGAAACAAAGCCTTGGCTGCTAATGGCCTAGTGACCATCTATCGACAAGCGGGCTTCCAGAAAGTGTCTACTGCTCTTTATACGGGATTTCCCGCACCTTTGGCCGGAGATACCGTTCTACGAGTAAATGACGCCTCTAATGCGCTTTACGGAACTTCTGGAACCTTAATTGTAGGCCGGGGAACCTCAGTTGAAGAACAAGTGACTTATTCGTCAGCCCCCTTAAATGTAACCAATTACTGGGAATTTACCGTTTCTCCTTTATCTAATAATCATACTTTGGGAGAAAGCGTAATTCTTAAACAAGATATTACTGTTTCTATTTCTGCAGGAACTTTACTAGTAGTTCCCGCCACTTCTAATTCTCCACAATTACAATTTTCAGTAGACCAAGATACGGTCCTTCTTACTGGAGAAGCTCAGGTAGATAATATCGCGGTAACCTGTACTACTCCTGGAAGTATAGGAAATATTCCAATTGAAGCGATTAACGGAACAGATGCCTTTAGTAGTCCCCCATTTCCGGGAGCTAGGGCTACCAACCTTTCTAAATTTACTAATGGTAGAGATTTAGAACAAGACGATGATCTTAGAAACCGAATTAAGAATGTGATTCAATCTCTTTCTAAGGGCACCGCCCGTTCTATCCTAACCGATATTGTGGGTTTAGTAGACCCGAATACGGCCAAACGAGTTGTCTCCGCGAATATCATTGAACCCACAAGCAATCAGGACCCCGTTAAAGTTTATATTGATGATGGTACTGGATTTGAACCCAGCTTTTTATCACAGGGGTTTGAGTCAGTCGTTACTCAAGCTTCGGGAGGAGAGAGTAGACTTCAATTAGATCAATTTCCTTTGGTTAAAGCTCAGGTAGAGAGTGCTGCTGCCGAACCCTATGACCTATCTTCAGGACCCACAACTTTAAGTTATCAGGTAGGAATAGCCTCAGAAACTATTACTATTTATCCTGCGGATTTTATTTTCCCTAATTCAGCCACAGCACAAGATATCGTGGCCGTTATTAATTCTAGATCAACTCTCTTGGAAGCCCGTACTGCCGAAGTGGGCTCAACAATGGTCCTGGCCGCGCTCTCAGATACCAACGAAGATATACAAATTACAGGTGGAACAGCTAACAGTATCTTCTTATTTCCTACCGCCAAAAAATCCACTTTGTTATTGTACAAGGATGATGTACTCCTATCCAAAGATGGAAGTACGGCTTTTGTAGACTCCTTAGCCGGTCCTTATAATTTTCCATTTTTGGGAGCTAGTCCCTGGGTATTTAATTTAATTGTGGATGGAAAATCTGCCAACACCATTAGTGTATCCTTAGTTCCTGGAGATTTTGTTAATCCTTCCGTAGCAACTGTTCAAGAAGTAGTGACGAAGTTTAATGCTACTATTCCGGGGGCCACCGCCTCTGTGATAAACGGAAATGCTATTAGAATTTCTTCTAATACAGAGCTTTCCTCAAAAAGTATCATACAAGTGACTGGGGGCTCCGCCAATACTTTACTTCAATTTTCCTTAACTACAGTAATGGGAACTAACTCGGACTATATTCTCAATAGAGAGTTGGGGCAACTTCAGTTGGTAGCCCCCCTTACGTCGGACCAACTAGTTACGGCGGGATCTCAATATACTCGCGCTCATCTTAGGTGTTTATCCTCGGAACTCTATTCTATTATTTCTGGCCAAACTTTAAAAGTCATCGTAGATGGAGGAAGCTTACAAACGATTGCTTTTCCTAGTACTGGAAGTTACACAGCCTCTCAAGTTGCGGGGTTTATTAATGCTTCTTTACTTGGGGCCACGGCACTTTCAAGAGATATCGGGGGAGTTCACTATCTAGAAATTAATACTAATTCATATAATTCGGCATTCGGATCTCTGCAAATTACTTCTGCTTCGACCGCTACCGGAATCTTATTTACTTATAATACTACGGTAACTAATGAAATTCCCAATAAGGCCTACCTGGTTAGTTCAATTACAGGGCCATATGGTTTCGTCCAAGGGGATAACTTAGTAGTTATTGTGGATAATAAATCATCTACGAATACTTTTAATGTGGTATTAAATTATTTAGGTAACGTAACTTCAGTTTCAGGAGCTAGCCAATTCTCTTGTTTGCCCTTCAATATTCCGTTCTCTACTACGGGAGCCCTGAATAACTTCTATGCTGTCTTTACTTCGGGGGTAAATACGACTACTGGAAGTATTGCAAGCGTGGCTAACGCGGGGGGCAGTACTTTCCAATATAATTTTAGTTCTCTTCCTGGAAGTCTTTCTCAATTTAATATTGGAGATCAAGTAACTTTTTCAGGATTAAGTAATCTTAATAATAACGGAAGCTTTGTAATCACCGGGATTAGCCTGGCAGGAAATGGATATGTTCGTGTAACTAATTCTTTGGGAGTGGCAGAACCCTCGGCATCTGGTTCGGCTAAACTAGGTAATCGTAGACCAATCAATGCCTATAATGGATTAACCGGAGCTATCACTGTTAGTCCAGCTTTTCCGTTAGCTCCGGGATTGGGAGATACTTTTATAGTAATTCCGTCCACCCTATCTAATCTAGTCTATTACATGAATAATCTTAGAGTGACCAGCTTATCCTTAGTTTCTGTAGTTCAGGCAGTTAATAATAATACCCAACTTCAGATTTCCTCTATTCAAGAAGGTTCAAATGGATACATCAACGTAACTGGTGGATCAGCTAATTTAAAACTAGGATTTTCTACTACTCAACTTCAAGGATTGGCTGCCTATAATTATTACACGGGATTAACTAAGATTGTTAATCAAACTATTTATGGAGATGACACAGACTTAGTAACTTATCCTGGAGTAGGGGCTGCCGGAGTTAACTTTCAAATTCTAGCCCCCACAGTGAATGAAATTGAAGTCAATGTGATTTTGACTCTATCTGAGGGGGTGTCCATTAGTTCGGTACAGGATAACGTGCTGTCCGCCATTACTGGATATATTAATGGTCTAGGGATCGCTTCCCCCGTCATAGTCTCTGAGATCATAGATGTGGTAATGAACCTGCCCAATGTTGTAGATGTTAAGGTAGTGGCTCCAACGGTTAATATTCAAATTAAAGATAATGAACTTGCTAGAACTAGAAGTAACCTAATTACTATTAGTTAAGGATTTAAATTATGGGAGAAAAATTAGAAAGATATATCTTAAATGCTCCCAAGCCTTTACGGGCTGGATTTAATCCAGTCATAACGGCTTTCCTAGAAGCTCTGGCTACCTCAGATGAAGATATTGTAACTCAGATACAAAATACTAAAGATCAATTATTCGTAGCAACCG